TCTTGGCCGGCTGGGCCTTGCAGACCTTGCGGGCCAGTATCGCCCTTTTCTCCTTGAGGGCCTTGAGGGCCAGTTGCACCAGTAGCACCATCTTGGCCGGCTGGGCCTTGCAGACCTTGCGGGCCAGTATCGCCCTTTTCTCCTTGAGGGCCTTGAGGGCCTTGAATCTGTACGCCATCGCCATTTGCTGGGAATGATGTGCCGTTCCAAATATAGAGCTTGCCGTCTGCTTCAACATAGTAGCCTTTGCCGTCGTCGTCTGGACCCAATCCGGTCGGGAGGTTGGCGTAAGTTGCGACTGTGCCATCTACGGAAATGCCAGTACCATCATCGCCCTTATCGCCCTTTTCGCCTTTAGGGATACCGAAGTTTAAGACTGCATTAGAATCAGAGCCAGAGTTATACACGGTGGCTTGTGATCCAGGAGCGAGCGTAGAAGTAGTGCCGACATATACCGTAGCGTTCGTGCCTTTCTCGCCTTGTGGGCCTCTAGGGCCTGTGTCGCCCTTAGCTCCAGTATCTCCCTTGTCGCCTTGAGGGCCTTGTGGGCCTTGTGGGCCTTGTGGTATGCCAAAATTAAGGACGGCATTATATATCGAGCCTGTATTAGTTACTGTTGCATCGTAGCCAACTGGCAGCGTAGTAGTCGAGCCGACAGAAACGGTAGCAGCGTTGCCCTGTGGGCCTTGTGGGCCAGTAGCTCCAGTATCGCCTTTATCTCCCTTGTCGCCTTTTGGGCCGCCAGTATTGCGAAGCCTAAAGTAGTATTTCTTCGCCGTACCATCAATTACGTTCTGTGGGTTAGTAATGGATATTCTCTGCATAATTAGACTCTCAAAGTAGTTACAGGTAGTATCTGGCAAGGGCCATAAACGATGGTCGATTTTACAGTAGCGTTGACTAGCTTTATGTCGTAAACATAATCCCCGAAGTCAATGTCCGTATCGGTTTCGGCTAGGTTTAGCGCAAGATAGCCCTCGTTGTCGTATTCTGCATCAGTTCCAACCGTCCAATCCTTAGCCATTAGAGCATCACCATCGGTCTGGTCGTTGTCTGGCTTAGTCTTGATAGTCATATAGAGCTTGTCGCCAGTCTGGAACGTATAATCCGATTCAATCTGGATAGTCTGCGTATTTTTCTGCGGAATTAGGAGCGGTTGTAAGCCCTGGATATAGGTATCTGCGTCCATGCCTACTCCTTATCTTCAATGCCGAGGCCTTTTACGAACGCATCGGCTTTCTCGTCAATTTTCTTGCGGTCAGCCTCTTTTACGTCGCTGTATTTCTCCATCTGCTTGTAAGCAGCAGCTTTAGCGCCCTTGATATTTGCAAGAATGTCGATAAAATCCGAGCGTTCTTTTTCGCCCATCTTCTTATCGCCTAGAATGTCGTAGCCTAGATCGCAGAGCTTGCCGAGTTTCTTGCCGAACTCCTCGAACTTGTCGCCAAGAGTGCGCTCTTTTGCTTCGATTTCTTCGATGAACATAGGAGTATATCCTACGCACCGCCAATTACTTATATTTTAGCACAATACTATAATGGCTCTAAGTAAGCGAGGATTAAGAATGAGAAACGAAGCACACAAGAAGCGCTATTGGTTCACGCTCGGAGCTTTTGTTGTTGGCATTTTTTTAGCGTTTCTGGTCTTTAGAAGCGCCAATAGCTCTAACTGGGGGATATTTGCCCCTATAATTAGGTTTTTTGGCTGTAGTTTTACTATTGTTCTGTTCGTGCTTGGGCTGCCGCTGATTACATTTTTGGTCGAGCGTAGATTTGTATGCAAAGACGAAATAGAAGCCAAAAATAGAGCTAATTCTACTTCCGATAAGCTCTCCATCTCTGTTAGCTCCTGTAAATTAAAATTGTTATTCAATTGACAATGGCGCTTATTACGGGTATGCTTATGGGTAAGGAAAAGCAACGAATTGATAGATTACTACACCTTATAAGGATGTCGCTCTTGTGCTACAATTCTTGTAAAGCCAGTCGTTAGAAAACAGCCATCTTGCCGATGGTTTTTTTCTGCCTTCTGGCTCTCTTTTTTACCGCACCTAAATAACCTATATTCTGCGGCGCTATATGCCAATATTAACGGCGCTATACACAACCTCCTAGCGCATCCGCATTTATTTAGCCAAGCTGGTATACAAGACTAAGTAAAGAGCTATCGCATATAGAGAGGAAGCCAAGAAAAGAGCTGAAGAAGCGAGGCGGAAAGAGGAAGAAGATAGAAGAATTGCCGAAGCCAATGCTGAACTATGGTCGGAGCGTTGGGAGAGCTACATTAAGCCGTTGCTGAAGTTTATCCTGATTGCTTTATTTATTCTTGTTGCTATTATCTTGATCGTTGGTGGTATAGAGTCGTTTATCTCGACTTTTGGTATCATCGCTTTCTTGCTCGTTATAATAATCATTATCCTATTAGTAACAATCCAGATATAAAAAAATTCACTATCTTCGAAATAGTGAATTTGTGAGGCTTTCGCCAAAACTGATTACTTTTATTGTATCAGAAATTTATAAATCTCTTTTATTGTATCAGAAATTTGTAAATCTGAATAGAGATAAAAAATACCCCCATTTCTGGGGATATTTTTTGTTTGTCTTTGTTTAGGCTGCGAGTGCGCCAGTATCCGACATATAGCTTTGGATAAGTTGTGCTGCACGATCGAGTTTCTGCTGGCGGACTGCTTCGGAGTCGAAAGCGGTAGGCACGTAGGCTTTGCCGATACGCTTTGCTTCTGATTCCTTGATATTTGCGCCTGATAGCAGATAGCCGAGCGTGGTTGCGAGTGCATCTGCCTGATTGTCGTACTCGTTACCGCCGGTTAGATTGACGATTTTATTTATGCCTGGGATATTTGCCGCCACCGTTCCAGCGTTTGGCTTCATGGTTGCGAGCATCTCTAGTTGCTGCTGCGCCGTTAGGGCTTTAGCCTGGTTGGCAGATAGCGCTTTGCCCTCGGTTTTACTCGTTGGGTTCTTTAGCTCCTCAATCTTTGCCGCCTGCTGGTAGAGGTCTGCAAGTTGGCTGTAAGCGTTGATGTCGCCAGCGTTAAGGGCTAGAGTCATAGCCTGTTCGATTCTACCGAGTGGGCTTTGCATGGCTTGTGCTTGTGCGATAGCGTTATTTACCTGCTGCTCCTCGTTCTGATAGCTTGCAAGTGCGTTATCGTAGTCGTTCTGGGCTTGCGATAGGGCTTGTGCGTTAGCCATACGTTCCTGCGCATCTCGTGCTTGTCCGTAGCCGATTTGGCGGTTAGCCTGGTTGGTTAGGTACGTTCCGAGCGTTGTAGTTTCTGGGGCGAGCCTGCTTTGTGTCTTGCCGATTCGGTTGCCGATTTCGATGCCAGATAGCGATTCGTTGTTGAGGCTACTCGTTGCATTATTTACAACATCTGCGGCTTTGCTTGCGATATTCTTAGCGCCCTGTACGATTCCAGCATCTTTAATATTGGATACCTTTTCTTTAATACCTGCTAGCTTGCCCGTTTGGATAGGAGTTTCGCCGTTTGCCTGCGATTGGAACTTTTGCGCCTTTTCGTAAGCTTTCTTGATCGCTTTTTGCTTCATCTTTGGCGATTCTGAAGCCATTTCTACACCTGCTTGAGTAAGAGCGATAACAGGGTTGCGTGAATTGGCTGCTTTTATGCCTTTAATAGCATTATTAGCGTTTTTGCCGAAGTCGCCTTGATTTTGGCCATAGGTATTTCTGTTATATTCCTCTGCTTGCTTCAAGAGGTTGAGTTTGGTTGCGTTCGCCATAGCAGAGCGTAGGTCTTGTACGGTCTTTGCGTTTTGCGCTAAGTTCTCCATTCTTGCGATATGCTCTGCGTTGTCTGGAGCGATTGCGATTAGCTTATTGAGGTCGATATTCTTCGATACATCTACACCGTCAGTAGCTTTTCCGATAGCCGCCTCTGATAGCGTGATTAGCGCTTCACCGTACGCTTGGTCTGTCGTATTCTGGTTGCGGACTCCTTTATCGTATTTCTCATAGCCCTCTTTCTCTAACTCTTTGCCGAGGTCGTATAGGTCTGCTCGCTTGATCGTGCCGTTGTCGGTTGCATATTTCTTCTGCCTTGCATCAAAGAAGCTCTTAATCTTCTTCTGCGCCGCTTCTTCTGCGCCAGATGAAGCGAATACGTCCTCCATCGTAATACCGAGGTTTGTATCGGTTGCGCCGGCATCGTTTAGCGATTTGCGGATTGCTTTTGCGATTTCGCTATCTTTACCAGTCATTTGCTTTGCGTAGTTGTCGATTTCTGCTCTTTCGGTAAAGCCGAGCTTGAGCATATCTTCGATAGCGTTTGGTAAGCCCTCGATGCGGTCGCTAAGGCGAGTCGTGCCGTACTGCTCCATAACTCCGCCAATAGCTTGTCTTTTAAGCTTGTCTGCTTGGATTTGGGCCTTTTGGCGCTGGATTTGGGTATTATAGTCGACTTCTGGCTCTTGCGTTGCGGCTCTCTGCTCTGGAGCGCTTGCGACCGCTCTATTTGCCGTTGTTTCTGCCTCTGGGATATTATTTACGGCCTGCTTGTACTGACGTGCTGGGATAGTAGATTTGCGGTAGTTGGTGGTCATATCCGTAATATCGACCGGCTGCGCTTGAGTTAGCGCGCTTTCGATTGAGATTTTGCGAGTTGGCGCTGCCTGTTCGAGCATTGCTCTTTGTACTCTCGCGCTTAGTTCTGGATCGAGCGATAGTGCATAACCGAAGTTCTCGCTAGTGTATGGGCTTGCCTGGGTCGTGTCTGCCAATTCTTCATAGAGCCTATACATATCTTCTTTGCTCATAATGTCGCCAAAGACTTCACGCATAATTGACTCGTTGTCTGCGCTTGAATAGCGGCCCTTGCCTGCATCGTTTTTGAGCCTATCTCGCATATAGCGTGGCACATCTTCAGTTGTTAAGCCGCCATTGCCAGCTCTGCCGATTTTGCCCATATTGTCGTTGTAGTATTCTTGGCGGTCTAGTAGTGGCAAGTCGCCTCTGCTGGCCATGCCATAAGCTGCGAATGGGTTTGTGTCGTTTGCATAGCTTCTTGCACCACTCTTGATTGCTGCAAGCTCTGGCTCTCTGACTCCAGATGCCTTTAGCGTGTCGAGAATGTCGATACCATCGCCCATATCGCCATTAGCGATAATCTGCTCTAGTGGGCTATCGAACTGCCTTGTAAAGCGTTGCTCTAGCGTTGGCTTTTGTGCTTCTGGTAGGTTTGCATCGGCTCTCTTTACGAAGCTATCAATATATTTGCCTCTGTTCTCGGTTGGTCTGCCGTTTCGGACGTTTACGGTCTGTTCGCCTGCATCTAGGTCAGTAATAGCGATACCACGGCGAGCGCTTGGGGCTTCTGATTCGATTCTCTGCGTTGTTGGTTGGTCTATACGGTTCTTCTGTACGGTCGTTGCTTCTACTGGCTCAATATCCGTTGTAGGAGCGCTGCCAGTACGTCCACGGAACTTGTCTAGCGCTTTGCCGCCTAAGCCCATAGCGCCAGCCATGACACCACCACCGATACCGCCTGCTTTTGCGCCCTCTTTGGCTGCTAGGAGCGCATCTTCGAGGCTTCCGCCGTTAAGATAAGTGCCTAAGCCGCCACCGACTGCGCCTGCTGCTGCGCCGCCTGCAATACCTTTTGCAAGTTGTGCGCCTGCTAGCTTGCCGAGCGCATTAGTGCCTGCCTTGCTTGCGAACTTGCCCATGCCTGCGCCGCCTGCCGAGCCTGCTAGCCCACTTGCTGCGCCTACAATTGCGTTATTTCGTGCGTTTTCCCAGTTAAAGTCGTTTCCCTCACGGCCTGCTCTCTTGTACTCATCACCGATACCAGATAAGCCGCCGCCTGCAATATTAGCTGCGACACCTAGGCCGCCAGGGAGTAGCCCTAATACGGAGTCGATAGTGTTAAGCGCTTGGCCTTTAGCTTCGTTCGTATTGATTTTCGTTACATCGCCATAAGAGCCTAGATTCGCCTTGTTGCTCTCTAGTTTCTGCTGGGTCTGCTTGTTCGTGTCCTTAATCTCGTTCCAAAACTCTTGGCTAGCGTTGCCAGAGTTTGCCGCTTCGGAGTAGCTGTTAAAGCCATATTTCTTAGCGATTTCGTTACGGCGCTTGCTATCGTCCTTTTGTGCGCTCTTTAGGCCAATCTTCTGCGCCGTGTCGCCAACTGCGCCGACAACGGTTTTCCCGATGTTATTAGCCGTGTTGAGAATATCCGAGCCACGCTCTTTTAAGCCACCGATAAGGCCAGATAGGGCGCTCTCAAGCGTTGTTTTCTGCTTCTGATTCTGCGCTGCCTGCAAGCCTGCTTGCTTCTGCTGTAGATTCTGAGCAGAGTTCTGTAGGCTCTGGCGCTGTCGCCTTGCCCAATCATCGTAGCTTGTTTCTTTATATAGTGCCATCTTCGCTCCTTACCATAGATAGTCGTATTTATTGCTAACAGGAGTTCTGCGGTTAAACGCTGCCACCGTGTCCGAGCCGACACCCGTAGTAGATACACCGTTGTTCCAAATGTCGTTCCAGTTGTTCCAGTTTGCGCCGTTTGCGCCTGTTTCTTCGAGGAAGCGACCTGCGCTAACTTTCTGGCCGTTCTTGTAGTATTCTGCTTCGCCATATGGGTTTTGCATGACTTGATAGCCACCGCCAAAATCCCACGTCTTGAGGCCGCCTGATCTAGAATTATTAGCAGCATTAAGATATTGAGCGTATGCTGCTTGCTGCGCTCTCTGTTGTGCCATCTGCTCGTTAAACTGGCGCTGCTTTTCTGCCATTTCAGCCTGCCATTGCCTGCGAGCTTCTTCTGCCTGTACTGCGGCATCATAGCGTTGCATACCGTAGCGAGTAGCCTCATCGTTAAGACCTGCAAGGGTCTGCTCAAGGGATAGCCTGTTCTGGTTGGCTTGCGACTCTGCGCTAGATAGGTCGTTGGCCTGGTTGGTCTGCATCTGCGTTACGGCTGGCACAAAGGCCTGCTGGTAGTATTTCTTATTAGCGATTTCTGATTTACCGCCGAAAGAGCCACCGTTACGGCTTGCTGCCATGCTAGAGGCTTGCGCTTGCCAGTTACGCTGGTTGTCTAAACTCTTGCCCTGTTGCGCATATTGAGCGTTTATACGCTGCTTCTGCGCATCAAGATCGCCAGATATAGCATTTATCTGGTCGTTTAGAGCTTTTCGGCTGTTGTCGTAGCTTTTGCTAGTTTCAGCCAAAATCTGCTCGAGATTCGCCATATTGCGTTTTCTCACGCAACGCCAAAATTACTTTAATTATAGCACGAGCCGTTAAGTGTTTGGCTGGCGCATAAAGTCTATATGGAGCGTGAATGTCTGCGAATTGACGAGTGGGCTAGTAGCATCTGTCAAATTGTTTACGTAGTATACTATTACGAGCTTGCCCTTTTTACAGGTTAAGTATGCAAAATAGCTTATATGTTTGCCGTTCTTATAGGCATTGATATAGAAAAAATACTGACAGGCTAGATACTGCTTTGGGCCTGAAGTACCCGTATATTCGATTCTGAACCTTGCCCACGCTTGATCGGGAATATCTACAGGGATTTCGATAGTCCCTTCATAGTTGCACTCCTTGCCAGGTATAGTGGCCGTAACAGTCGTGCTGCCGACTCTTGCGATAGTCATAAAGTCGCTATTATAGATGAATCTCTTTACTCTTGCCATTATCCGTAAACCCTAAAATGTACCGTGTCGTTATAGTTTGGCATACCTGTTCTAGTTGCCCCTACGTTGATAGCGATAGCCATTTTGCCATCGCCTTGTGCGCCTGCGACATTATACGTAGCATATGGCGCATTTCTAAGACCGTAGCCAGTTTCGTAAAACATGGTATTAGATTGCAAAATAGTTCTATTAGTTTGCGCCGTAGTTTTCCACATCATTACCATAGGCGCTAGTGGCTCTTGATAGTAGAGCGATATATCGGACGCCCTGCCCTCAATCTCGATATAGCCAGTTTTGCCAATAGTTTGCGCTAAGCCTGTTTGTTCGCCTGGAGTGTATGGGTTATCCATTCTTCTAGGTTGAACAGCGCCGGCGGCCAATAGTGGGCTATATTCGTTGTCTGTATCGAATAATAGCGCCGTGTTGGATTGCGCCGTTGGCTTGCAGTCGCCAGTCCACGATATAGGAGCGAAGCCGTATATCTTCATATAGTATTTTGTGCCAGCGCTGCCGCCTGCATCTATATACAGGTTCGTTTCGTCTGATTCTATTTTTACTCTGTCATCGCAGAGCGAGCGAGTTATCTCGAAGTCCTCGGTAGTGCTATACGAGCCGAATATTAGCGGCGTAAAGCCTAAATTGTGCGCAAAAGAGGTTGGGCTAGTGCCTTTCGTAAACTCTACATACTTGTAGTAGATAATCATATCGAACGGATAGTCCGAGTTCGCTATAAAGTGGGTTGGGTATTGCATTAGTCTATCTCGTTAATGACATCGAAGCCGCTCTTTGTGATCCAGACACCAGGGCGGCCGTCTTTAGGCGCTTGGCCTATCAAGATACGAGGCATACCGCCATCATCGTAGATAAGCAAGCCGTAACGGTTATTCGGTAACTTGCCGAACATAACTTGATTGTTTCCGCCTTTTTGGACGGTCTTAGTAAAGGCCTCGGCATCGAGTTGCATAAAGTTTTGGTTAATCTGTTGTAATGCCGCCTTAGTGCTTTGTGTGCTTGTAATTGGAGTGAATCTATTAGGCATTTTGCCCCTCCTATCTTATTCTTTGCGTTTGAATCGTTAGAGTGTGCGAACGGAAGATAACCGGCTCGAACGCTGCGATATGTTGGTAGCGAATCTGACAACGGTAGAACTCGCCGTTTACTTTAGGGGTCGTGGTATGCACGGTCGGAATGGCTGGCACTCCATAATCGCTAGGGTTATCCCATACGTAGTTGGTATTGATTGCAATTTGGCGCTGTAGGTCGATACTGAACGCATATTTTACTTGATCGCTGAAGTCTTGCGAATATCCGCACTCTACCGTATATGCTCGCTCGGTCGTTGCGAACTCTGGTCGCCACTTGGTAATTCTCTTGAGCTGGCTAGTCGTGCCGTAGTGCTGGTAAGCCGTTTCGAGATTGAACGCAATAGGCTGGCCGAGATTGCTATAATCGCCATCTTCGTTGGTCATAATCAACCCGATACGGCTATGGCCGCACAGGAAGCGCCCAGAAGCGTTTTGACGAGCCGAAGTAGCACCGACATAGGTATTAGAGTCAAACGACTCCCAGACACGCAAATTGATATTGTAAACGAAGCACGAGTTAAGCTCGGTATTATTGTTGCTAAAGAATACGTATAGCCTGTTCTTGTAGAGGTCTAGGCGGATAGTTTCCTTGTTTGGGATAGCATCGTAAGCGTTCTGGATAGTGTTTTGAGTTAGCGACTGTTCGCTAGAGCCATCGAAAATATAAATGCCGTTATCGTTAGCGTAGTAAGCGTAGTTAAGGTCGCAGACGACTGATTCTTGGCTAAACGTGCCGCCTTGAGCGTTGGAAGCCTGTTGAGTCCATGAGTCGGCGCTTTGCATATACATTAGGTACTTATTGCGCCTTGTCTGGAAGTAAAGCACACCGGCTAGATTGAACATGGCCGTTAGGGGGTCGCCAGTCTTAATGGCTGGGAAGTTCTGGTAAAAATCTACGTTGAACTTGTCGTAGCTTGAGATGGTCTGCGGAGTTGTATCGACAATAGTAACCGTTACATCGCCGCCGCTAATAGTCGTGATTTCTGCCGTTCCAGTTCCTTGCCCCGTAATCCAGTCGCCTATTGCGAAGCCACTAGGAGTAATTGTGCTGCTGTTGATCGTGAGAGTGTCGCCAACGTTGCCGCTAATAGTAGCTGTTGTGCTAAATGCTGGGCTTTTTGCGTAAGTGTAGCCATAAGGATACGTCCATACCGCCTCTGTATCAGGCTCGGAAGCGAAGTAAAGCAAGTTGTCGCTAGGGCCGTTCATGATATTAGTAGGAGTTATGCCTAAATCCGTGCCAGTAGCGAGGTCTAGCGTATCAATCTTAGTGTCTGTCCAGTTGCCGTTATCTGGGTCGAGCAAGCGAGGACTCTCTTTGCCGTCTGCATAGCGAATCTGGTTGAGATTCTGGCTAAAGCGTACCGTGCCTGCGCCAGTTGGTAGCGTTCGTATAGCCGTCATCGTGCCATTTGCTGCCATGCGGTATAAAATGCCATTCTGCGTGAATAAGACGGTTTTAGCGCCATCTATATTAGCCTCGAAGATAGAATCAATGCCGCCGGCCGTGCAAGTCAGTAACGAGCCTGCTAGTGCGCCCGAGTTTGCGGATATATAGGTATCGTTCGCCGTACTAGAGGCGGAGTTTGCTTGTGCTGTCGTTGTAATCGTTACAACATCGCCGTCCGTAATATCTGGCGCTGCGTTGAATAGAATATCGTAGGAGTCGTCCGTAGTTTCTAGGTCGCTAGGGTTGATACAACTCGTATCCGCTAGCTCATCGTTGATATAGAGTGATAGTTTCGCAATAGGGGCTTTTGTGGCATCGCCAACGAGCTTTGCGCTAAGCCTAAAACCGCAAATACGTGCATCTGCCGTTGCCGTGTATGTGTATGCGCTAGAAATGGTCGCTAGGCTTGCTGTAGCGCCCGTAGTTGCGCCGTTTGCCGTTAAGCCGATAATATTAGCGCTCAATGCTTTTAAGCCTGTTCTAGTGCCATATTCGCCCACTCTATCAAAACGAGCATCTTGCGCTAAGCGTACTTCGTCCGTTCCCATCATGTCATTAGGCTTGTAGGTTGCGACACCTTTTGCGAAGTTGGTTGTAGCTGGAGCGCTTTTGCGTGTTCCGATATTCGGCACTCTTTTGCCTGTAAAATTAGATTTAATAGCCATATTAGCGCCAGTTCCTTACCCATACAGGGAGTTTAGCCCTATTCTCGTTCGCCAACTGACGAGGACAATAGCGCAGTTTCATATTAGTAATTAGTTCGTCTAGCTTGTTCTCATAAACACCGGCATAGTCGAAGTTATCTCTGCGCCTTTCACAACGTGCTAGAGCGCCTAGAACGAGCGTTTCGCCAAACTCATAAGGAATTAGTGGCTTGTCGGTTGCGTTGGCCATAGGGAGCGGTTTAGCAAGGTAAAATAGCGATAAATCGTAGAACTTATCCTCTCCTGTTGGAGTTTTATCATTCTCGATATTAGGCAGACTGTAAAATAGCTGGTTGCCGAAGATGGTATATTTATAACTCTTTAGCCCATCATCTTTGTCTAGTGCGAAAAACTCCTCTTTTGGCATATAGCCTAATGGGAAGATACCTCGCTCATTTTTGGCGGTTAGCGTAAATAGGCTCTGAAAATTGCGAGGTAGTGGCAGAATATCCGAGCCTTGCGTGGTGGCCTTGTAAATCTGCTCTAAGAACTGATACTCCTCATCGCCTACAATATCAAAATAGGCATCGTTTAAGAATTGCGTAATTGTTTCTTCTGGAAACTCTTGATCATCGAGTTTGTCTTTGATTCGGGCTATTAGCCCCTCAAGATTATAGTTTGAGTCCATTTAATAATGCACTCGCACCGCCATTATCTATATTTTAGCACAATAAAAATCCCCCTCGGCCGTAGGGGGATTTGTTTATAGCGATATGTCAGCTAGATATTAGCTCAAAGAGCCAGTACCGATAGCAGCGACAGCGTTCTTCTTACCATTCAAGATGAACGAATCGTAGATGAAGCGGCCACGGAGGACTTTGCCATCGACCAATTCGGAGTCGTCAATAACCTTAACGCTCTTAATCTGTTCGACACCCAATAGAGCACGTTTGTGGCACATAATAGCGCTGGTATTGCTTGGGAAGTAGCTGGACGGAACTTTCACGACTGGAGTGCCATCGAGTTCGCCAACGAAGCCACGACCGAGAAGCTTGCCGTTATATTCGGAAGCGTTTACGGTAGTAGTAATTTCTTTCTTAATTGCGTTGTAGAAAGTTGGAGTAACCCAGAGAACACGGCCGCTCTGTGGAGCTTTAGCCTCGTCAAGAGCTGCGCTCATCTTCAAAACATCGCCGTAAGCATCGTTAGCGGTTGGAGCGTAGTATTGAGAAACAGCAGCAGCGCCGATAGCAGCCTTGAGCAAGCGGTTAGCATCGACAGTTGGAATAACCTTTTCTTCCATCTGAGCTTTGAGAACTTCGCCAGCTTTCTTAGCGAGTGCCTGCTGCTGGTAGTTGCCCTCGTCAATCGTGAGCTTAAAGCACTTATCGTTGCCGATAGTGTAAGCAGTTACGACATCTTGGATTTCGTTGTTGCCACCGAAGCGGTCGCCAGTCGAGGTACGATCATAGTTAGATAGATCGACAGTAGAAACGGTATAAACCTCAACGGTTTTTGCACCGGTAAAGTCATAATCTTTGTTAATGTAAGCATCGGTATAAGAGCCGGCCGTAAAGAGCTGGTCGAGCTTGCCAGCATACTTGGTAGCTAGATTGATAGCCATTTTAATTTATCTCCTAAAGTATTGAACGGTTAAATTATTCGCCAAACAGTCCAGTTAAAAATGGGTCGTC